ATACGAGCAAGAACTTCATTTGTCAAACCAAGATAATCATATGCCATATTAAATTCCTAAATGAAAGTGAGGGGGCAAGTTACCCCTGCCCCGTCACATTATTTTACGCTAGTGTATCACGGTCTACTTCTTGAGCAGTCATGTCACCCGTATCGTCAACGTCCATGCAGACAGCAAACATGCGGATTACTCCACCTGTTGTTGTACCTGTCATTGCTTGGATTTCAATATCAATGGTATCAGAAGTGCCACCGATAAGAACAGGAGTTTGTCCTGCCTTAAAAGCGTAATCACCTACTGATGCTCCATCAAAATCAAAGCCATCAACAAAGTTATCCAAGTCTCCACCTGTGATACCGAAATCAAAATCAGTGTCAGTTGAAGTACCTGCATGAGCAGTTGTTACTTCAAAACCAGCACACATGATTAGGGTATTAGCTGGAATAGTCAAACCCGGAATTACATCGTTTGCAGCGAGGGCAGTACCCTTATCGCTTGCAGCCGTTTCAAAATTCAGGTCTGCTTGGATTAAGTAAGGCTTGCGACCACGACCATCATTTCCTCGTGCTACAGAGGTAGTATTATCACCAAGTGCCATAATTCAGTCCTCCTTTAAGCCAAACAATATGCCGCAGTAACGATTGCTTCAGGACGAAGAATCTTGCGACCATACAGATGCATACCACGGACAATATCTGCGAAGCTGTCCGGGTCACGATAAGTCTCAGTCTTGTTAATCTGCTCTGCAGTTGCAACAGCAGATGAATGACCAGCAACGATGATGCCCATGTTTGACGAATTAACACCACCTGTAGTTGCTGGGCCAGTGCCAAGCGAAGGTAGGTTATTAGACGTGTAAACTTGGAAACCGTGAAGGTTATTCAAGACAAGTCCGTTCTGTAGTCCAGAACCACCGAAGTCAGAATTTAGAAGACGTGAATCTTCATCCTTCAGTACCTCAATGAATACTGGGTCAAGAACAATCCAACGTCCTTGGGTATCAACATTTTGCTGATCCAGAAGACGGGACATACGTGCAAGAATTTGTAACGGGAATGCGTTACCTGCAGTGCTGGACTTAGCAGCAGTTGCACCACCTGCACGTGGCTCAATACCAATACAGCTATTAGCAGCACCTGCTGTGCCAGAAGTATTAGTAAAGTCAGAAGCGTCAAGCGACATGGATGCCAAAAGTTCAGCACCTACGAGGTTTGAGCCACTGGAAGCTGTTGAAACAGCCTTTGCACCATTAACAGTTGTGTTAACAGTATTTGCAGCACCATGAATGGCTGACTGCGTGAAACCTGACAAGTAGCCAAGAACGTCTTGGTCAAACTGGTCAGCGAGGCGATACGCAGCACGATCACTTGCCAATGATTGGAAGTTAACGTGTGAGTGTGCCTCTTCAATGTCGTCCACCTTGAAAGCAAAGTAGTTAGCTTTGTCAATCGTTAGGCTGAACTCCTCATCGTCAAGGTCTTGCGGGGTAATAGTTGTACCACGTGCATACGCCTTAACGGTGATTTCGGGTTCTTTGATAACCTTAACGGAATCGCCCATCTGCGCAATCTCACCAAAGTAGTCGGAATTGGTGATTGCTTCAACAATAGATGCCTTGCGGAAAGCAACCTGCACCTGTTTGCTGTAGATAATAGGACTAAAATTACCGTTAGGAAGATTACCATACCCGCTTGCGGTAGTAAATGCCATTGTAATCTCCATTTAGCATTATTCACAGATGCAAACTTACAAGACTAATTAGAGGCTGATTTGCTTGGGTGCGTTCAATAATAAGGTGGCCGCCCTACTATTTTACGGGCCATGCGCTTCAGGTAATCCGTAAGACTTTGCTGTTTGCGTATTGTAGTGTAACAGTTCTGCGCAACAAAGTTACACTAATCTGACTATAGTTATACCTATATATAACTATTTGTCAACCTTTTTTTCTTTCGGTATCTCAAGAAAATTCATGTTCATACTGAAAGACCTGCGTTCTCCCTCTGTATAGAATGGATACACGCAGTGAAATAGTTGTGAAGGAAACACATAGAAGTCTCCAACCTGTGGCTTAATTACAAAGTTTGTGCAGGTATATCCTGATGGTGTACCCGATGCAAACTGTATATGACCATTAGCAGGATGATGGTCTTTGTAGTCTTCTTCCCACTCTTCTTCTATTCCTTCAGGTAGTTTTAGGTATCCTACACAAGATAATCTTGACCCTGTGTGGATGTGTAGTGGGTTATACTCACCATTAAACTGTCGTACAAACCAACCTGATACTACCTGCAATCCATAGTTGTAGTTATCTACATCTAGTGAGTTAGCCCCAAAAGAGTTCCGTAGTTCTGTATAGGCTTGGTATTTACCTACAAACTGCCCCAAACCTTCTTGGGCAATGGCTACAATCTCTTCATCAAAAGCTAACTCTGCTTTTACTTTGCCTACCAAGTTATCTGAATAGTCTTTTAACTTGTCCGACATTTTACTATTTAGCTTCTCAACCAACTCATCTGGCATACGGTAGTATCCCATTGTTGGCCCGAATGGAGCAAATAGTTCCATTTCTTTTTGTGGCTTAAATATTATACTCATCGTGCAGACCCACTTACATCATAGACAAACTTGCCACTACGGATTGCTTCCATGATTTCATCTGAGTTTTTCTCATACTCTTGTGCAGACATCTTCTGAACATCTGACTCTTTTAAGTATGAACTTGTTTCATCTTTCTGTGGTGTACTACGTGAGTTCTTTGTAGATACAGACTTTGCTGCATCCTTATTTGACTTAGGTTTTTCTTTGCCTATACCTTTATCTGCTTTGTACAAGTCAATGGCTCTAGCTGCTGCACGTGCATCATTGTCATTGTCATACAGTGCATCTTGTACCCACTTAGGCTGCTCCTCTGCCCAGTCGTGAAACTCATCACTGTCACGTATCTCGCCAAAGTCAGGATGCATACGCATTAATTCTACTTCAGCTTTTTCTTTGGTAGCAGATAACTGCATTTCGTCAATTGCTTTTACACGTTCTTCTAGTGCAACTGATTGCTCACGTGCTTTCTTCATTGCAATTGTTTCAACTATAGCCGCTATGTCCGGGTAGTCTTTTGCCCATGTTTCAATGTCTTCATCAGACTTAGGCAGTTTCATTTCTTTTTTTGTAGCATCACTAAGTTGACTTTTAAGAGCATCTATCTCTTTCTTAAAATCTTCTGCTTGCTTTTGTTGATGCCTACGTAGATCAGAGTAACGCTTCTTAAATGTTTTTTCTTCTGCGCTAGTAGGTTCAGCTTCTTCTGGTTCAGTAGCTTCTTGCTCTACCTCACCACGCTGTTCCTTCATCATCTGTTCTAGTTCTTCTTCTTCCTTCTTACGCTTTTCTTCATTTGTGTATTTACGATTTGCAAATGCAACTTTCTTTTCAGGCTTTACTTCTTCAGCCATAATAGTAGCTTCTTCAGCCATTGTACTTCTCCTTGTTGGGGCCAACCGTAGCCACGGGGTGGGGGATTAGGTAGCCAACTTATTGTGGATTATTATGTTCGTGAGGCTAATCCTGTGCCACGTTCTGCTCTAGGTAACATAAACTGGCCTAGTGCAGCATCGAACTCTGGTCCAAACACCTTTCCTATAATTGTTCGTGCTGGACCATTCATTACCCTACGGATAATTTCTTTTTCTTCATCTGTTAAATTTGCATAATTTTGTCTGATTTGTTGAATGTCTATTTCCATTATTTAATTTTCCCTACAATGTAACACAAAGGCTCTAAAATAGCACGTTCAATAGCACCATGCCAGTGACGCTTACCATGTTTCTGCATCCATATATCTGCAGTACGTCTACGAGCAATACCTTCAAGCATATTACGAATAGCCATATTATACCATGCAGCATCTTTATATGCAAATTTTATTAACGGTTTAAATATACGATGGTATCCTTTTTGATAAGCAGGGTCCATGTTTTTACTGTGCTGTAACCAAACTGTTTGACGAAAAGAACCAAAGCCATATGCGTTATTCATGGCGGTGCAAACAATTTTATTATCACTAGTGCTTTCACCAGATGTTGATGGTGTTTGTAATTCATCTGGTATCTGACTATAATTTGTTGTTATTGATTCACCAGTAGTACGACTGGTGGCAGTAACAGAAGGATCAGAAGTTGTGCTAAAATTATCGTCACCAAAATCGTCACCAGTAGTAACACTAAAACCTCTGTCTCCCGTAGGTGGTGTATCATCGTCCTCTTCATAATAATCCTTAAAGTCAGACATGCCTCGACCAAACCCAGACCTAGACGTGTCTACAACGCCTGTTTTAGCATCTCTATATCCACTATCTATTTCGTCTTGAATAGACATTGAACCTGAAGCAGTTTCTAATGCTTCAGCTATATCGTTTAGTCTATTC